TCAAACCGCCACCGCAACCGAGGCAAAAAGCCCCGCGCCATAGACATCCGACACCTGCGCCACCGCGAGCGCAAACCCGCCCGCGACCCCATCGGCCGCCGCCTGCGCACTCGAATAGCTCCAACCGGGCTCGGCCACGAGCACCTCGCGCCGCACCGCCGTGCCGTCCATTACCCGCACGAGATAGCGCTCCTGCGCCTCGCCAAGCGGCACGTCATAGCCGTCCCAACTGTCCCCATCTATCCGCGTGCGCCGCACCCAGGAGAAATCCCAACCCGCGCCCGTCGCCGCCACCCGCAGATGACAGGGGCTGAGCGGGCGCAGCCCGATCCCCGAGAACGCCTCCACCCGGTGCCGATACGAAGGGTCGTCGTAAGGCCGCTGCGCCGCGCCGATCCGGTAATGCCGCGCAAGCCCCCGCGCCGAGGGCGCAAGCTCGATCTGCCCGGCCGATCCGTCGAGCAACACCACCGTGCTGCCCACCGGCCAGGCCGCCGGCATCAGCGCATCCGAGCCAAGCTGCCCGCGCAGCCGCAAGCTCAGATCCCAGGTCCGCACATCGACAAGCGTCGCCTCGGCAAACTGGAAAATCTCCCAATTGTCCGAACTGCCATCGCCGATCGCCATGACATTCGCGCCATTGAGCACCCGCGCCATCGTCGCCGCCTCGAGCTCGCCCGTCGCGAGCTTCACCCGCACCGCCGGCCCGCGGTCCCAGACGCCCGGCCGCGCCGCCAGCATCGGCGTCAGCGTCCGCCCGATCACCGAGCGCGCCTCCACCAGCCGGTTGAGCGTATAGCCCGCATCCTCGCTCGCCGAATAGACCGCGACCGAGCCCGGCCAGGGCCGCGCCGTCACCGCCAGATGCGGCGCATAGGGGTCTTCCTTGCCGGTCAGCAAAGGCAGATCGAGAAACACCGGCGTCACCGGCACCGGCGCGGCAAAGGGCTTGAGCGTGATCCGCGCCTCGGCCTCGTCCGAGGGCTCATAAAGCCCCGGCTCGATCCGCACAGCCTCGACCGCCACCGCGCCCGCCTGCTCGACCCGGTCGATCCGATAGCGCCGCACCCCGTCCGCGCGCTTGAGCGCCACGACATCGCCGGGCCCGAGATAGCTGCGCGAGGGCGCCAGCGTCATCCGCACCCCGTCGCGCGCCACCCGCGCCTCCGAAAGCCACCGCTCGACGATCTCCTGCGCCTGCGCCCGCGTCAGCGCGATCTCGAGCTCCGAGCCCGCCGCCGCCCCCGCCGTCTCATCCGGGAACACCGCCTCGACAACCCGCGTCTCGAAATCACCATCCGCCTCGACATAGGCAAGCCGCACCCGCCCGGCCATCTCCGCCTCGGGTGCCCGCGTCGCCTCGACCGTCTGGTCCTCCTCTCCGAGCGCGAGCTCGCCCTCCTCGATCTGCGCATCGACATGCCCGTCGCGCATCCGAAACGCCAACCTGCCGCCGCGCTCGACCGCCTCGAACCCATAGCCCAGCATCAGCGATTGCAACGCCGAACGCGCCGAGGCCGCACTCGTCACCGCATAGCCGCGCACGACCCCGTAAAGCCCGCTCGTGTCGATCGCCTCGAGCCCGGCCGTGCCGCAAATCTCCGCCACCACCGAGGCCAGCGGCTGCGACACCGCCCGCCCCGAGATCCAATGCCCGCGCGCATAATTCTCCGCATCCGCCCAAAGCGCGCCCAGCGCCGGAAACTGCGGATAGGGCCGGCTATCCCAGGCCCAGACATTGGCCCGGCTCATGTCGACCATCGGCCCGGCATAAACCTCCGAGATCGGGTTGTTCGCCGCATCCCCCCAATAGCCCACCATCGCGCGCAGATATTGCATCTGCACCAACTCGTCGCGCCGCCCATCCGAATAATAAGGCAGGCTCGATTCCGAGCTCTTCGGGTCGAGGAACTTGTTGGGCTGGTTGGTGCCCTTGTCGATCGCCGCACAGCCCATCTCGGTGAACCAGATCGGCTTCATCCCCTGCTCCCAGGCCGTGGGCGCCCCCGCACGCACCCCGCCGATGCGCTCGAAATGCTCGTTCTCCCACCAGCCGCGAATGTCCTTGTAGCGCCACACCCAAGGCTCGCCATAAGCCTCGTCGGTGATCGGCGTGCGGATTTGCGCATCGCGGTGCTCGGGCGCGGCATAATACCACTCATACCCCTCGCCCCCGGCGATATTCGCCATCAGATAATCGAGGTTGTAGATCGAGCCCCAGCCCGCATCGAGATGCTCCTCCCCCGCGCGCCAATCCGAAAGCGGCATGTAATTGTCGATGCCCACGAAATCGATATTCGGGTCCGCCCAGAGCGGATCGAGGTGAAAATAGCGATCCCCCTCCCCGGTCTGATAGCCGAAATACTCCGACCAATCCGCCGCATAGCCGACCTTGCACCCCGGCCCGAGGATCGCCTTCACCTCCGCCGCAAGCTGGCGCAGCGCCACCACCGCCGGGAAACTGTCCCCCGCGCCCCGGATCTGCGTCAGCGCGACCATCTCGGTGCCGATGCAAAACGCCTCGACCCCGCCCGCCTGCGCACACAGATGCGCATAATGCAGGATGAACCGCCGCATCGACCATTCCGCAGGCCCCGTATAGGCCACCGTCCCCGCCGCCGCCGAGAAATCCCCCGGCTGCGCCGCACCGAAAAACGCCGCAACCTCCGCCTCGGCCGCCGCCGTCCGGTCGGGCGTGCCCTCGCGCCCGGGCGCGATCGAGGTCGTGATCCGCCCCCGCCACGGCAGCGCCGGCTGATCATCCGCCCCGCTCCAGGGATCGGTCTTGCCGTTCCCGGCGATCTGATCCATCAAGATAAACGGATAGAAGGTCACCGCCTTGCCCGCCGCGCGCAGCGCCACGATCGCCTCGATCACCGATTGGTCCGCAGGCGTGCCGCCATAAACCGGCGCACCATCGTCCAAGGCCACCTGCCCCGCCGTCGCCCGATCCACACCCGAGACGCGCCAGACCATATTGGTCCCCTCCGCCTCGAGCGTATCGGCCCGCGGCCGCACCGTGCAGTCCCCACAGCGCAGATCGTCGCCAAACCAGCTCACCACCAGCGACACCGCCCCGCAATTGGGCAGCTCCTCGCCCAACGTCTCGAGCGCGCGCGCAAAATCCGTCTTGCCTCCGGGCGCATTCTCGTTGACCGCCGTCGTCCCCTCGGTCAGCTCATCCCCGGTGCTCGTGTAAACCGGCGTCGTCGCCAGCGCATAATCCCCCGTGCCCGGGATCAGCGCCACCGCCTGAATGCCCCGCACAAGATCGGGAACCTCGTCGACCAACGCCCCCTGCGCCGCGCGCATCACCTCAAAGGTAAACTGCGGCACCCGGTTGCCGTAAGGCTCGAGCGGCAGATCCTCGATCACAACATAGGCAATGCCGCGATAGGCCGGCGCCTCCCCCTCGACCGCCACGATCTTCGGGTCCGGCACCTGATTCTCGGTCCCCGCATAGACCCGCATCGTCAGACGCGACTTGTCGATCTCGATCCCGTCCGCCCAGACCCGCCCCACGCGCAGGATCTCCCCCTCGCACAGCGCGAGCGCGAGACTCACCGAATAGCTGTAGCTCGTCGTGGTGACCTTCGGCGTGCCCTTGCCGCTCTTCTGCACCGTCTGCGTCTCGAAGAACCGCGTGGCCCAGATCACCTGCCCGGCCACCCGCATCCGCCCCCAGAGCCGGCCCACCGCCTCGCCCTCCGACGCGCTCGAGAGCCGCAGCCGGTCGACCTTGCCGGTCTCCACCGATTGCGAGCCCACGCCCAGGAGCTTCTGGTCGATCGCCCGCCCGAGCGCCGCGCCCACCGCGCGCCCGATCACCGCGCCCGAAAGCCCCAGAACCGTGCCGCCGAAGCCGCCGCCGATAGCGGCCCCCGCCGCCGAAAGCAAAATCGTCGCCATTCACCTGGCTCCTTCCGGAAATTGAAATCGCGCCACGATACGGCGCCGCCACGGCTCGGAGAGCGGGCTCTCCACGACCCCGTGGCCGGTATAGGCATGGATGAAGCTCGCCTCGGCCCCGACCCGCGCCAAAATGCCCAGATGCTTCGCGACCGCCCCGTCGCGCATCCGAAACAACAGAACCTGCCCCGGCGCTTCCGCCCCGGCCACCACCAGATGCCGCGCCGCCGCCGCCCAGAGCAGCTCCTCGCGCGCGGGCTCCGACCAATCCGACGTATAAGCCGGGATCACCTCGGGCTCGGCCCCGTAAAGCCCCCGCCAGATGCCGCGCAACAGGCCCAGACAATCCGTGCCCGCACCCCGCACCGAGGCCTGATGCTGATAAGGCGTGCCGAGCCAGTCGCGCGCAATCGCCACCGCGCGCGCGCCCACCGTCTCCTCGCCCCTCATGAGAACAGGCTCCCCCCGTCATTGGTGCCCGAGCTGACCGGATAGCTGATCAGCCAATCCTCGCCCGGCAAATGCGGAAACCCGCGGAAATTCAGGAAATTCTGGAACTTGAGCCGACAGGTCTCGGCCCGCCGGTCGCAACCCGCCTCGAGCCGCACCAGATCGCCCACGGCAATCTCCGCGCCCAGCCGCTGCCACAGCTCCACCACCCGCTCGCCCGTCCCCGCAACCCGATCGTTCTTGATCAGGCCGACAAGACCCGCCGCCGCCCCGGTCAGAACCTTCAGCCGCCCCTTCTCGAACCACCGATCCTCGAACCCGTCGACCTCGGCAAAGCGGAACACCACCGCCCCCTCGACCTCCTCGGCCGCAAGCTCGATCGCATAGCCGGGCTTGTCGAGGTTGAACCGGCACTGCCCGTCCCCCAGAACCGCCGAACAGCGCGGATGATAGACCCGCCCGTTCTGCGCCCCCAAAGCCTCCGTCAGCCCGCGCAGCTCCGCCGTGAACGCCCCGCCCGCGCGCGTGATCTCGCCCACCGAGCCGCGAAACACCATCTCGCGCTGGCTCACATCGGCCCAGTTCACGATCCAGGCCCGCACCTCGGCGCCGTCATAGCGCCCGGCAAGAATATCCGCCTCGTTGATCGCCTCCGAGCTCAGCGCCCCGAAACTCTCGGTATTGTCGACCGCAAGCCCGGTGTTTTGCGCCACCGCCCGCGCCGTCATCCCGCTCTCGGGCGCAAACCGCAGCCCCTCGAACGTCAGCGCCACATCATGATCGGTGAAACCGAGCTCCACCCCATCGGTGCGCGTGATCGCCCAGGCCCGCGCCAGCGTCGTGCATCCGCTCGCCAGATGCGCCTTGAATGCCTCCGAATAGCCCATCAGACCCGCACCTCCACAACCGGCACCTGCGGCAGATCCCCTGCCTGGAACGATTGCACCGAGACCTGGATCCGGTCGGTGTCAAACCGCACCGGCACATCGAACTCAAACCCCGCCGTCACCCGCGCCCCCATCGGCGGCGCATCGACAAAACTGATCACCCCGGTCTCGAAATTCACCGAAAAATGCACCGATTCCGCCTGATGGTCGCCCTGCAACCCCACCAGAACGGTGCCCGACACCGGCTTCACGATCGGCCGCGTATAGCTCTGCGCGCCCGAAACATAGGTCTTGGCGAGCTGAAACTGCGTCGTCACCCCGTCGCCCGTGCCGATCATCTGGTCCTCATAATCCGGGCTCTTCGAGGAGGGGCAGCTCTTGTAATCGGCCCAATCCTTCCAGCGAAACCCGTGCAACTGCCCGCCCCGCGCCTCGAAAAACGCGATCAACCGCTCGACATCGTCGAGCGAGCGCAGGCCAACCCCCGCGTCATAATGCCGGCGCGAATGCGCCCAGGGCGTGTTGCGCTCCTCGAAGCCGCTCGCAAGCGTAACGATATCGGTGCGCCGCTCCGGCCCGCCGACCGAGCCAAAGCTCAGATTGGCCGGAAAGCGAACTTCATGAAAAGCCATTGTCCTACCTCAGCTATTGCGATTGCCGCGCGCCAGAACGCGGTTGATCTGCGCGGCGATCTGGCTTTGGCTGCGCGCAAAGCCGGCGGTGTCGGGCGTGGTGATGTTCATCACCACATTGACCGTCCGCCCGCCGCCATTCGACTGCACCCCGAGCCGCCCATCGGCGGTGCGCGTCAGCGGCATGATCGCCTCCGGCCCCGCCTCGCCCATCAGCCCGGTCGCGCCGCGCATCGGGAAATTGGTGGGCGAGCTCACCACGCCCCCCTTGGCAAAGGGCATCACCTTGCCCTGCGCAAAGGCACCGCCCTTCGCAAACGGCAACATGCCGCCGAGGAAATCGCTCATCGTCGTCGCGATCGCCCCGCCAAAAGCGTTCTGCACCGGCTTCATCGCCACCGCATAAACGCTGTCGACCATCGTCTGCGCCACGCTCTTGAGCGCATCCTCGAGCTTCATCCCCTCGAAGATCAGCCCGTCGAAGGCGTTGCGCAGCCCCCGCCCGATGCTCGCCGTGAGCGTGTTCACCTCACGCCCGGTGAACAACATCCCCTCGCGCATCCGCCCGAGTTCCTCGTTGAAAGCGCCCGCCATCGCCTCGGCCCCGCCGAGGTTCTTCTCGAGCGCCGCCGTCTGCTGGGTGAATCCGTCCAGCCCGTCGACCTCAGCCATCGCTCATCCTTTTCCCATCTGTGCCGCCCGCCGCCGGCCGGTCGGGCCATCGCGCCGCCAGCTCCTCGAGCCGCGCGCGCGTCAAAGGCGGCGAGCCCGCCACCTCGCCGAGCATCAGCGCCAATTCAGTGGGCGTCAGCGCCCAGAACTCCGCCGGCCGCAGCCCGAGCCCGCGCAAACCCACCCGCATCAATCCGGGCCAGTCGAGCCCGCGCGCCTGCGGCAAGCTCATGACCCGCCGCCCTGCGGCACCGTGAAGGCCCGCGCCAACAGCTCCGCCGCGATCCGCGCCGCGCCCACCGGCCCGCCGCCAATCTCGACCGTGCGCAAATCCGCCGCCGTGCCGCGCCATCCGCCGCCCCGCAGCCCCGCCACGACCAGCGCCAGAACATCGCGGCTCGAGAACGCCCCGCCCTCGAAACGCCGCACGAGATCGAGCATCGAGCCCCCCTCGAGCGCCGCCTCGAGCTCGGCCAATGCGCCCAGCGTCAGCTTCGCCACATGCCGCTCCCCGTCGAGAAACACCTCGACCTCGCCCGCCCAAGGGTTTGCCATGGCCGACCTCAGAGCGCCGTGAAGGTCAGAACGCCGGCCGAGGCCATGCTCAGCTCATAGGTCGCCTCGCCGTTATGCGAGCCCGCATATTCGACCGCGGTGATCATGAACGGCCCCTGCACGATGCCGAAATCGGGGATGATCACCTGAAACTCGGGCACTTCCCCGTCAAAGAAGATCTGCCGCGCGCGCTCGTCGGTCGAGGCGTCCTTGAACACCCCCGAGCCCGAGATCGAGGCCGAGCGCACGCCGGCGCCGCCCAGAAGCTCGCGCCAGCCGCCCTGGCTCTCGAGCGAGGTCACATCGACCGTCTCCGCGTTGAAGCTGATGCGCGTCGCACGCAGCCCCGCGATGGTCTCGAATTGCCCGCCCCCGGTGAGGTCGAGCTTGATCAGAAGGTCCTTGCCGTTCTGCGCCGCCATGTCAATTCTCCGATAAGTGCTGGAATTTGGTCAAACCGCCCGCTTCGGACGGTGTTGATTGTCGTATTTTCGCAATCCGCCGGGGCTCAGCCCTCGACCCGCGCCCGAAACGTCAGGTCGATCCGCCGGGTGTCGGCCTTCTCCACCCGGCGCGCCCGCGCCTTGAGAAACCACAGCCCGACGAGATGCCCCCGCGCGAGCACGAGCGGCGCGTCCACCAAAGCATCCGAGATCGCCGCGGCGATCTCCTTGGCGCTCTGGAACCCGGCCTCATTCGTCACCACCGAGACCACGAAATCATGCGCCGCTCCGTCGCCGGTCTGGTCCGAAGCGTCCGAAACGTCCTCCGGCCCGAGGCTGACATAGGTCGCCGGCGTGGCGCCCGGAGGCACCGCGTCATAGATCGCATCCCCCACCAGCGCCGCGATCGCGGGGTCGGTGTAGATCTGCTGATAGACCGCCGCCTGCAGCGCGGCCGCAACGCCATAGCTCATGCCACCACCTCCTCACGTGCAAAACAGGTCAGGTAATGCTGGCTGCGGTCGGCCTCGGCCACCGCGAGGATGCGAAACACCCGCGCCCCCTCGCGAAACCGCTGCTCCGGCCGCGGCCGGCGCGGCGAGCCCACCGGCGCCGCCCGCACCACGATCTTGTAAGGCACCGAGGCCAGCGTCACGAACTCGCCCGCGCGCTCGACGCCGGTGCCGGGCGAAACCTCCGCCCAGAGCTCGCCAAGCGTGACCCAGGTGAGCCTCTGCCCCCCCGCGCCATCGGCCACCCGCTGCGCCTCCTCGAGGCTCAACAGCCGGTTCAGGACAGGCACCGTCATCCCCGCGCCCCCCCATAACCGCCCAGCACCCGCACCGTGCGCCACCGCTCGATCAGCGCCATCACCCCGAAGGGCATCGCCTCGCCGCTCATCCCGCCGTCATGCCGGTTCTCGTAATATTGCGCCGCCAGCAGGAACACCGCCTGCGCGAGGTCCACCGGCAGCTCGGACCAGCTCACCCCGAACCCCGCCGTGAACGCAATCTCGACCGTGCCGCCGGTCGCGATCGAGGGCAAAAGCCCGCTGATCGGCTCAATCCGCGGTCGGCTCAGATCCGCCACCAGCCGATAGCGCTCGGCCTCGACCAAAGTGCCCACACCCGCCCGGTCGCGCAGCGTCACCGAGGCCACCGCGCTCACCGGCGCAATCGGCAAAGGCTGGCTCTCTGCCGTCCGCCAATACGCCAGCGTCAGCGTATAATCTCGCGAGATCAACACCTTGGAGGTGCGTCCCTCAATCGCCGCGATCGCCGCCCGCAGATAGGCTTCGAGCGCCGCATCCTCCGCACCGAGGTCCGCAAACCCGGTGCCAAGCCGCAGATGATCGCGGAATTCGGCCACCGGCAGCGCCCCCGAGGCGATCGCCGTTTCTTCGTTCAGCATCATGGAAATCTCTCCGAAAGTCGCGCGCGGCCCGCTCGGGCGGCGCGATGAGGCGTTCGGGCGCGGGCTCTCCCGCCGCCGCTCGGACGGAGGGAGCAGCTAGGCGACGACGGTCAAACCCGCGCCCGCCCGAAGCCGTTACCGGCTCAGCGCCGCGGGGTTTCCCCCGCGACCAGCTTCACCCCCCTCACGAGGCGGCGAATTTCAGCACCTTGATCGCCGCGAAATCGGAGACATCGCCGCCGACGCGCTTCGAGGCATAGAACAGAACATGCGGCTTGGCCGAGAAGGGGTCGCGCAGAACGCGCAGATCCGGGCGCTCGGCGATCGTATAGCCGTTCTTGAAATCGCCGAACGCGATCGCGGTGGCGCCCGACGCGATATCGGGCATGTCCTCGGCGATCAGCACCGGATAGCCCATCAGACGCGCCGGCTCGCCCGCCGCAAGGCCATCCGACCACAGGAAGCGGCCATCGGCATCCTTCATCTTGCGCACCGCGCCGGCGGTCTTCGAGTTCATCACGAAGGTCGCATTGGCGCGATATTCCGCCTCGAGCGCATAGACCAGATCGACGATCGCATCCGAGGCATTGAGCGCGGCGAAATCGCCATCCGCGCCGGTCGCGACATAGCCGATCGAGCCCCAGGCCCAGACCCCGTTGGCGACCTTCGGATGGGTCAGGAAGCCGGTCGGCTTGTCGACGCCATTGCCGTTGATGAACGCCGCCGCCTCGGCACGGGCGAATTTGTCAGCGATGCGGCCCGCCAGCCAGCCCTCGATATCGAAAGCCGAGTCATCGAGCAGGCGCTGCGAGGCCTTCGGCATCGCCGAGAGCTCGTGCAGCGGGATCGAGATCCGGTCGATCTGCGGCGTCGCGGTCTCGGTCAGCGCGGCGGTCTCGGTCGCCCAGCCCGAGCCGAGCTCGGTGTGATCGACGAGCACGTCAAACGAGGTCGCCTCGACATTGACGACATTGGCGATCATGCGGATCGAAGCGGTCGATTTGAGCACACCGCGGATCGTGTCCGAGGTCTGCGGATCGACGAGATAGCCGCCCTCGGCCGCCACGGCGGTGTTCAGGCCCTTGCCCTCGAGCGAGAGCCCGCGCAGCGCGTCATCATCGCCCGAACGCAGATAGGCGGCGAAGGCTTTCTGATGCGGCGCCTCTTCGGTGGCGGCGACGGACAGGGCGGGACGCCCGGCGAAAGTTTTGGTCTGCAGCATGGTCATACGCTCTTCTTGCTGTTGAAACTTCGATTTAACTTCATCCTGAAAGCCTTTGATTTCTTTCAGGAACCCGGCCAGCGCGGTTTTCACCTCAGCCGCCGGGTCCGGGCCCTCGGACACACCCGTCCCGGCCCGAGCCTTGGTCTCGGTCTTCATCGTCACTCGATCTCCATCAGGTCAGTGACCGGGCTCAGCGCCCGGCCAGTTCGGCCGCCGCGCTCGAAAGCGCCTGAGCCAGATCGCGCCAGGTCTCGGCCTCGAGGCTCTCGCCCTTCGCCGCCACCCGCGCCTCGCGGAGCATCGGGAAGGTCACCAGCGACACCTCCCAAAGCTCCAGTTCCGCAAGAAGCCGCTGGCCTTTTGCGTCCTTCTCGGCAGCCACCGTGCGGTAGCCGATCGACAAGCCGTCGATCGCCCCCGCCTCGATCAGCGCCGCCGCCTCGCGCGCACGCCCCACCTCAAGCAGCAGCCGCCCCTTGACGTAAAGCCCGCGCTCGTCCTCGAAAATCTCGTCCCAGACGCCGATCGGCTGGGTCGGGTCATGCTGCCAGAGCATCTTCACCGAGCCCCCCCGCGCCCGCAGCCGCTCGAGGCTGCGGCCATAGGCGCCGCGCTGGACGATATCGCCGCCCTGATCGGGCAGACCAAAGAGCGAAGCATAGCCCTCGATCTTCGTGCCATCCTGGACCTGAACCTGGGCCTCGGCCCGACAGAACTTCAACTCAAGCCCATAATCACTTGTATTCATGTGACAATCCTCATTTGGGGGCATATTCCAGAACGCTCTGGATCGCCTGCGTCAGGATCACGGCGACAACGCCATAAACCGTCATCCAGAGCCGCTTCTCGAGGCCCTCGATCATCGTCTCGATCCGCACGAGCCGCTTCTCGACCTGGCTGAACTGCAGCTCCATGATCTTCTCGGTCGCCTCGAACCGCTGCTCATGCACCTCGAAAGGCTCTTTGAGATATCGCGACCCACCCTCGGCCATCTCACGTCTCCGCGATCGGCGGCAGCCCCAGAAGCGCGCGTTTCTCCGCATCCGTCAGGAAGCTTGCCGCCCCCACCCGCGCCCATTGCGCATCGCGCTCGGCCGCGAGCGCGGGGATCTGGTCGAGGTCGGGCTTGAGCTCGATCACCTCGCCCAGGAACCCCGAGAGCCACCAGCTCACCGCCGCCGACACCCGCGTCGCGAGCGGCAGAACCGTCAGCCGGTAAAACGCCCGATGCGCCTCCGCGTAATTGGCGTAAGTCGCATCCCCCGGGATCCCGAGCAGCATCGGCGGCACCCCAAACGCCACCGCGATCTCGCGCGCCGCCGCCACCTTGGTCTCGTGAAACTCCATATCCGAGGGGCTGAACCCCATCGGCTTCCAGTCGAGCCCGCCCTCGAGCAGCATCGGCCGCCCGGCGTTGCGCGCGCCCTGATGATGGGTCTCCATCTCGAACACGAGCCGGTCATATTGCTCGGGCGAGAGCATCCCCTGCCCGTCCGAGCCCTTGTAAACGATCGCCCCCGAGGGCCGCGCCGCATTGTCCAAAAGCGCCTTCGACCACGCGCTCGCCGAATTATGCACATCGAGCGCCGTCGCCGCCGCCTGCATCGGCGAGAGCCCGTAATGGTCGTCCTGCGGATGGAAGCTCTTGATATGACAGATCGGGTCCGGGTAGCCCGTCATGTCGAAGCGATGCTTGCGCCCGCCGACCACATAATCATAGCCCACCGGCCAGCCATCCGCCCCCGGCACCACCGACATCCGGTCCGAGCGCAACACATGCAGCTCCCGCGGCAGCCCCGGCTCCGGCGTCACCGCCTCGAGATAGCCGTTGCCGGTCAGCAGCATCTGCCCGTAAAGCGCCTCGAACAGCTCCGCCCGCCCCTGCCCGCCATTCGGGCGCCGGATCAGGTCGATCACCGGGTGGATCTCATAGCGCCGCTCGGCGTCCTGACAGTTGAGCGGCACCGCCGCCGCCGCTTCCGCGATCAGCTTGACACAGCGAAACCCCACCGGGTTGCCGGTGAACCCCGTGCGCGTCAGGCTCACCACATCGCGCGGGCTCCAGACCACCCGCCCCGCGCCCGTGGCCATCGCCACCACCCGCCCCGTCACCGAGGCCTTGAGCTCGGGCGCGCTCGCCGGCTCCGCCTTGCGAAAGAAATTCAGTCCCATCCTGGTCTCCTCGTCGCGGCCCCGCCCCCGGGCTCACCCGCGGGGCCGGCCAAAGAAAAAGGGCCGGGGAATCCCCCAGCCCTCGCTCAGTCTCGCCCCCGGCCGCGGCCCGGAGCCCTTCGTCATGACCTCACAGCCCCCGCACCTGCGGGCGCCGCCAATGCGCCGCGGGCTCGAGGATCAGCTCCGTCAAAGCCCAGACCAGCGCATCCACCCGGTCGGGCGAACCCCGCCCCTCGAAGCCGCGCGTGGTCATCTTGCACATCTGATCCTCGAGCGCGCCCAACCGCCCGCCCTTGAGATGCTTGACCCGCCCCTGCTCGTAAAGCGCGGCGACCGGCTCGGCCCGGGCCGACTTGCCCCGCCCCGCCCGCAACGCCTTGAACGGCACCAACGGGTCGATCTGCCGGATCACACTCTCCACCATGTCGCCGCCCTGGTTGACCTCCGCCACCAGCTTCTCGGCCCCATGTCGCTCCATCGCCGCAATCGCCGCGCGCGCCCAATCGGTGGGCTTGCCGCGCACCGAAGCATCCTCGAGCACAAACGCCCGCCACTCCTGCACCGGCCCGCGCAGCTGCGCGCCCACGACCACGATCCCGCATTCGTCCGACGCCGCCCCCCCCGTCACCGAAGGGTCCACCGCCACCACGATCCGGTCGAGCTCGGGCGCCCGCTCCACCCGCGCCGCCTCGAGCGCGCCGGTGGTCCACAGCGCCCCCTCGACATCGTCGAGCAACACCCCCTCGAGCTCCTGCCGCCCAAGCCGCGTGCCCGCATAGCGCGCCTGCACCTCCTCGAGAAACGACGCCGCCAGATAGGCGCGGTTCGCATCCGTGGGCGCGTGGGTCATCACCGTCGAGGGGTTCTTCAAGATCGCCTTCAACACCGCCACATTGCGCGGCGTCGTGGTGATCACCTGCTGCGGATGCTCCCCCAGCCGCAGCGCAAACTGCAACATGTCCCAGGTCTCATCCGCCTTCTTCCATTTCGCCAGCTCGTCCGCCCAGGCCGCATCGAACTGCGGCCCCCGCAGCGCCTCCGGCTCATGCGCCGAAAACGCCTGCGCGGTCGCGCCATTGGGCCAGATGAGGCGACGCTTGGTCGCCTCCCAGTCCGGCCGCCGGTCGGGCGGCGAACAGGCGATGATCCCGCTGTCACCGAAGATCATCACATCCCGCACCTGGTCAAACGTCTCGCCGACCAGCGCCACCCGCCGCGCCCTGCCGGGGTCGAGCGGCCGCGCGCCTTCCACCTGCGCGCGCACCCACTCGGCCCCGGCCCGCGTCTTGCCAGCACCGCGCCCCCCCATGATGACCCAGCTTTTCCAGGCCCCCTGGGGCGGCAACTGATGCGGCAATGCCCAGAACTCGAACATCCACGGCAGGGCCAGAAGCGCATTCTCCTCCAGCCCCTCCAGAAACTCGTCAACCTCCTCCTGCCTCGCGCAAGCGAGCCAGGCGGCGCCCGATCTCAGATCGGGCAGCGTCGAAGTCGAGAGCATAATCTCGGACGACCCCGGCAACTTGTCTGCGGAGTTTTTCAACGCGTGTCCTTTCATCCATGACCATCTGAAATGCGGCGCGAAGATCCTTCACCGCCTGCATGGCGGCCTTCGCTTCCGTCAAATCGCCTTGGCGAACCCCCTGCATCGCCAACGCCAACTCTTGAGCGACCTCACGATAAAGGTCTTCCGTTTCCTTCAGCAGATCGGCCGAAGGACTTTCCCCACCCGAGAAAGACATATCCATGTGCTTTGAACCCGCTCCTCATGCTTGTTCCGCACGAGCGAAATGCAAAAGCGCCGACGGTCACCCGCGGCGCTCACCCACTTCTCCTAGCATGTCATATTTCTACCTTAGAGCGTTCGCAAAGTCAAGCGCTAAATCTGCGGTTGTGGCGTTTTCCAAAAACCCCGCCCCCGGCGCGCCAAAAGAAAACGCGCGCAGCCTCCCGACCGCGCGCGCCCATCCTTCAAAAACTCAGCAAAATCAATTCGCTGCGCCGCTCGCCTTCTGCTGCGCCTCGATCTCGCGCCATTTCGCGACATTGCGGTTATGCTCCTCGAGCGTCTGCGCGAACACATGCCCGCCGGTGCCATCCGCCACGAAAAACAGATAGCGAGTCGAATCGGGGTTCAGCGCCGCCTCGATCGCCGCGCGCCCCGGGTTGCAGATCGGCGTCGGCGGCAGCCCCTCGATCACATAGGTGTTGTAAGGCGTCTCGCGGCGCAGCTCGCTTTGCCGCAGCCCGCGCCCCAGGATCCCCTGCCCCTTGGTCACCCCATAGATCACCGCCGGGTCGGTCTGCAACTTCATCCCCTGCTCGAGCCGGTTGACAAACACACTCGCCACCCGGCCCCGCTCGCTCGGAACGCCGGTCTCCTTCTCGACGATCGAGGCCATCACCAGCGCCTCCTCGGGCGTCTCGTAAGGCACCCCGCTCGCCCGCGCCTCCCAGGCCGCCGCGAGAATCGCGCTCTGCCGCGCCTCCATCTCGTCGATCAGCTTCTGGCGATCCGAGCCGCGCTTGACCTCATAGCTGTCGGGCGCGAGGCTGCCCTCGGACGGCACCGCCTTGACCTCGCCCGCGAGGAAATCGGCGGCCTTCAGCCCCTCGACCACCTGCCAGCTCGTCACCCCCTCGGCCACCGTCACCCGGGTGCGCACATCGGCCTTGCTCGCGGCCGCGTCGAACCCCTCCGGGCGCGCCTCCGCCGCCGGGTCGAATTTCGCCTTCTCGACATATTGCCCCGAGCCCGGGTCGAGCTCGCGCAAGATCAGCTGCGTGTTGAGCACCCCGATCCGCAGATTGAGCTCCGTGCCACAGCTCGAGGGCACCCCGGCGGTGATCTCGTCGACGATCTCCCGCATCGAGGCGCCCGGCGCCACCAGATAGGAGCCGAACTTCAAATCCTTGGATTTGCCCGCATAATCCGCCCCCGCCCGGAAGATATACCCCGAGCGGATCGCGCCTTGCGCCAGCAGATCCTGCGAGACGCGGGTGAAATTCGACCCCTGCTCGACCCGCAGACAGACCGCCTGCGCCAGCGGCCCCGGCCCCTCATATTGCTTCTTGGCCCAGGCCGCGAGCCCCGCCAGCCCGACCATGATCACGATCAGGACGGTGAGGAAATTCGAGACGATATGGCGCCACAT